CAGACCCTGGGAGTATTGTTCAATATGGAGAAGATGATTATAGAGCAGGTGGAGTTAAATTAACAAAAATATTTACAGGATTTATTGACCAAATAAAATTAAGTAAATCAAAATCAAGTATAAATTATGGAATAACAGCTCTTGGAACTTTAGGAATGGCTAATTATAAAAATTTAGCTTATGAACATAAAGAAGGAACAGCAGGAACTTTAATTCCTACTTGGTTACAAATTTCAGGATTACAAATAGGAGAATTTAATATTCCAGGACAAGTTCCAGCTTATGATTATATTCCTTATAGTAAAATGAGATTTGTAGATGTTGATGCAGATAATTTTTTAATAGTAGGTAATGGTGGAAAAGCATTAAAAGAAGTTTTAAGTGGAGTAAGAGAAAAATATGCTTTAATAATTCATCAAGGAGGAGATGGTTATGTTAATATTTTATTTCCTTTTTTCCTTGTAAGAAATTATGGTAATAGTTCAGTTACAGCATGGGAATTTAATATTAATGATGGAACACTTTATGATATTGATTATGGAGATTTAACTCAAGCATATAATGGAATTGTTGTTTTAGGACAAGGTGGAATTAAAGGAGTAGCAGTAGATGTTATTGCTCTTCAAAATAATGGAGGAGTGATTAATTATTTAACTTTAGAACAAAGAGATTTAACTAGTGAAGAAGATTGTCAAAAAATAGCTAGAGAAAAATTACTTGAAATGGAGAAAAATTACTTTATATCTATTAAAACAAAATTTGACCCAAGATTTGAAGTAGGACAACCAGTATCAATTATAGATAATGATAAATATAATGGAACACAAATATTTTTTATGAAAAAATATAGTTTTACAATTTCAAAAACAGATGTTAGTTGTACTATTCAAGCAAGTGCAGCAGGACAAACTTTTATTCCTGAAGACCTTATTATGGCTTCAGATGGAATAGCAGATGTAGATATTTTAGAAATTAGAGATAAAGAATTAGATATTACTCAATGGAGAAATCAATAATGGCAAATAAAAATATGTTTCCTGAACCATTTAACTTTGTTAAAATAATTAAAGGTTTAATAGAGAAAGCTATAAATGATAGAAATATAGGAGCAAGTGTTTGGATTGTTACTTCAATTAATACAAGAGCAAATGATGGTTATATTACAGATTATAGAGCTAATATTAAACATATGAACTTTAAATTTAGTTTAGATGATGTTCCTATTGCAGGAATTGGATTAGGACATATGAAAGGAGTTATAAAATATCCTAATGTAGGAGATTTTGTATTAGTTAATTTTCAAGGAAGTAAACCTTATATTATAGGAACAGTTTTTGATGATTTTGCAGACCCAAAAGATAGTGTTCCTTTAATTAAATTAGATGAATTAATTATAGTTCAAAAAGAAAAAGGTAGTATGATTTTAATGAAAAATACCAATGATATTATACTTAAAGCAGCAGATTCAACCGGAGACTTAAATGCAGGAGGTAAGTTAAGACTCAATGCAGATGGTTCCTTTAAATTATTTAATAAAGAAGGATATGGAATAGAAGTTGATAATGCAGGAAATATGACCCTACGAGGTGTTACAATAAATGCAACCCAAACCCCAGGCACATTTTAGAGGTAGTTACAATGAGAATCGTTATTCAAGATGGTGAAGCAGAACACACTGGCTCGACTGTGGTTGGCTCTGTTACTGGGACTATTGATGTTGGAAGCAACTCTTTTTTCAGCATTGGAGGGAAGCTCATCGCTGTCTCCGATGGTATTATGGTCATCCCATCCCATCAGTATGTTGTGTTTCCACCTCTGTTCCACAGCCATAATTTCACTCCTGATACATTACAAAATAATTATTTTTTGATAGAAAACAACCCTGTATTATTGGTAAGCGATAGTTATTCCGCAGATGCTACGGAAATAACTGATGCAGGAAGCAATACATTTGTTGAGGTAAACTGAGATGGTTACAAAAACAGAAGCAGATTTAAACCCAATTGAATACTTGGGACGAGATATATATTTGAACCCTGGCTCTGATATAGTAATTAATTCTAAGGATGACCTTACACAAGTTAGATATTATAACAATCTTCAACAAGCAATCGTAAATCGATTAAGAACAGGAATTGGAGAACTTCCATTACACCCTAATTATGGTTGTAGATTACATGAATTAATTGGAACAAACCCAACTCAACTTACACTTTCAATTGCTCAATTACACATAAGAGAATCATTGTTACAGGAACCAAGAATAGAAACAATCGATAGTATAAATCCAGTGTTTAGAGAAGGAACAAACAATCAAGTTATTGATGTTGATATTACTGTTACACCAATTAAAGGATTAGAAACACTAAATTTGGTTTATAGTGTATTTATATGAGGTAGAAAAGAATGGCAGGATTTGATGTAAAAACCCAAGAAGAAATAATAAATGATTTGTTGCTTAACATAGTTACACTTATAGATGATATAGATGATGTTAACGTAGGTTCTGTTTTGAGAACACTAACTGAAGCTTTAGGAATAGAATTATCTCAATTATATCAAGAATTACAAAATATTTATGATGGAACAAGAATTGATACTGCAACAGGAACAGATTTAGAAAACTTAGGAAAACTTCTTGGTATTGTAAGAAAATTAGGAACAACTTCACAAGGATATGTTACATTTAAAAGACAAACTCCTGCACCTGTTGATTTTGTAATTCCATTAGGAACAATAATTTCAACTCAACCAAATACTGAAGAAGAACAATTAAGATTTATAGTTGATTCAAACACAACTTATTTATCTTCTATAATAGATGAAGAACAATTATTTATTAATGGTATTTATGAATATCCTTTAGATGAAAGATTTATAGACAGTGTTCAATCTTTAGATGGAACTGTTAGTGCTGTAGGGTTTACTTTTACTGAAGGAGTAGATTTTGAAATTACAAAAGATTATACAGGAATAGTTATTGATACAAGTACTCTTACAACTTTAGATACTTGTGATTCTGTATTTGGTTGGACAGCTAATGGAGGAGCAATATCTCCAACTCTAGATTTAGTTAGTTTTAGACAAGGAACAGCAAGTATAAATCTTGGAAAAAATTCAATTCTTACTGATGAAATGTATTATGATAAAATACTACCAAGTGTAGTTAATATAAGTGGAAAACAATTAGTTATGTGGATATATTTTCATGACCAAGGAGAAATTAACAAACTAACTTACTTAGAATTAAGTATTGGAAGTGGAGGAAGTATTAACAATTCTTATACTCTAAAATATGAATCAGATAAATTAAGTCCAGGTTGGAATAAAATTGTTACAGATTTTACATTATCAACAATAAATAGACAAGGATTCCCAAATCAAAACGCAATGAATTATTTGAGATTAGCTTGTAAATATGATAATATAGCAGGAATAACTACATTAGGACAAATGAAAATGGATTTCTGGTTTGGAGCAAATGTTTCAAATTATACTGGAGATTTAATAACATTTTTACAATCAGGACAACTACCTGATAATAATACAACTTTCCAAGTTGATTATAAACCATTGTCAAAAGAAGTTCTTTGCAAATCAGAAGATGTGGGAGAAAAATACAATGTATCTACTCAGAAAATAATTTATAAAGTTAGTTTCATTACAAATATAGATTCAGTAAGAAATTATCTTGCACAAACTGGTGGAACAGATACAGAAACAGATGATGATTTAAGAGCTAGAATTTTAGCAGCAACAGACCTTTTAGGAAAAGCAACTGTTACAGCTTTAACACAAGCAGTTCTTGGAGTAGAAGGAGTAACAAGTGTTTCAGTTGATGATATGCCTTTGAGAACTTCAAGTACAGAACCTCATGAATATATAAATTTTATAACAACACCATCATTAGCTTTAGACCATGAAGTTGCACAAAATGATATAAACTTTATTGTTTCAGGAACAAGAGGAGCAGCACCTTATGTTTTTGTTAAAAATACAGATTATTTTGTTGAAGACAGTATTATATATTGGATAAATGATACTTTAGACCCTGATGATGGAACTTTAGTGTATGTTGATTATAATTACAGATGGTTAGGTCATGTTGATATTTTCGTAGCAGGAACAAGTACTCCTTTGTCAACTGAAGTAAGTGACAATATAGATACAGCAATTTTCGAAACAAAATCAGCTGGAATTGATGTAGTATGGAGTGAACCAACAATAGTTACAATTCCAATAACAGTCAACATTGCCGTATTAACAGGACAAGGATTTACATTTGCAGGAGTTCAACCATATGTTTCAGAAGCAATTGAGAATTTCCTTAACATGAAAGATACAGGAGCAGATGTATTAATTGCAGAAATAATTGATGTTGTGATGGGTGTAGAAGGAATGTATAATACAACAGTAACATTGCCAGCAGTTGATGTAATAATAAATGTTGATGAAGTAGCTAGAGCAGGAACAATAACTGTTAATTCACTTTAATTATTTTTAAATAATCAAGAAATAAAATAACATCATAAACGAGAGGTATACAAGAATATGGTAAGTTGTCCGAGCAGGATACAAGATGTGTTAGAAAGGTTACCTTCATGGTGGGATAAATCCGAAGAAGGATACACTTATAAACTCATAGAAGCATACGTTGAAGAAATGTGTAATTTCTATGATGAGAGTGGAAACCTACATTTAGAACTTTTTGTTTCTACTGCAACTGGACAGCGACTTGATGATTTAGGAAAAATATTTACACTTCCAAGAAGACCAAGTGAAACTGATAATGCTTATAGAATAAGGATACAAGCTTTCTTCCCTGGATTTTCAGGTGGAGGAACTATCCCTGCTATTAAAGCAACAATAAATAGAATGACAGGTGTTCCTGAAGGGGACATTGATGTTGTTGAAAAATCACCTCCAGATATGACATTTAAAGTAAATGTCTTGTTAGATAGTCCAGAAGATTTATTATTACAACCAACAATAAGAGATGTTGTTTGGGATATAAAAGCAGCAGGAGTTTATCCATTTTTTATATGGACACTTGGTGGAGATTTATTAACTGAAAATCTTAAAGCACAAGATTCAGTTACATTAACACCAGTAACAACTTTAAATGCCTTTATTTGGGAATCAAGTTTAATAGATGGAGAAAAAATATTATGGTAAAAACAATAGAAGGATTAAATGCGAAAGGAATTTTGCGAATCTTTAATGCAAGAACTAAAGAACTACTTTATATAAAACAAAATTTAGTAG